ATTGAGGTATCACGTTTGTTTGACAACCCTATATTCAGTCAGGAAGCTGCGTAAATGAAACTCAATCAGATAGCAGATGAGTATTACTTATCTCACGATTTCAAGGAGTTACGAGATGAAACTAAAGTACATTATCGCTACTGCCTTGGTGCTGTACTGGCTACCCACGTTGATGGTGTAGAGATTGGCGAGGTGGATGGCACAAAGCTGTCCACCAAGCAATCTAAGCTGGCTTATGACCAGTGGTGTGATCGTGGTATCTCTACAGCAAATCACATTCTGGCGACAGCTAGAATACTATACAACTATGCCCTACGCATGGAACACTGCTTTATTAATCCCTTCACAGCGGTGCGTAGGAGGGCCACACAGCCACGTAAGGTTGTCTGGCGTAGGGAGGATGTAAAGAAGCTACTAAACGCAGCGTACAGCGATTTTAGCACCCGTAACATTGGATTGATTGCGCACATGGCATATGAATGGTGTCAGCGAGTGGGTGACATGCGTCTACTCACATGGGATGCAATAGACTTTGAACAAAAACGGGTAACAATATTACAATCTAAGCGTAATGCACAGGTAGAATTGCCTATCGACGATGATCTACACTCCATGTTGGTTGAACAGGAGCAAGACTTTGGATTTCAGCCTTATGTTGCACCAAGACCAGCGGCATATCGTGGTGTGTACGAACCATATACTATGTACAAGCTACCGTTGCATGCTCGTAAACTTATGGATGCGGTTGGATTACCCAAAGAACTGCGGTTGAGTGACTTACGTCGTACAGGTGTTACAGAAATGGTGGATGCAGAGGTAGGTATTGGACAGATCATGTCGGTTACAGGACATGCTAACCCACAATCAGTCAAACCCTATCTCAAAAATACATTCATCAGCGCAAATAATGCCTTGACAGCACGTAAAAAGACGTGATATAAGCATTCAACTGCCGCAGCGAACTACTATTATATAATATAATATACATATAGAAAGGACACATACATGATTAACCCGTATGACTATGATGTTGCTAATGGTGAGACTAAGCGTATGAATTGCCCTGTATGTAAGGGTATTAAGACGTTCAGCATAACCAACAACATGGGTAGTCTCTTGTGGAATTGCTACAAGGTATCTTGCACTGTAGGTGGCAGCACACGTGTTCATCTATCGGTTGATGACATCAAGTCTGGCTTTGCTGGTACACAGAAAGCAGATGAGCAGCCATTTGAATTGCCACCCTATGTGATACCCCGCCGTGATATGTTGTACATGAACAGGTGGTGTGACAGATGGCAGCTAGATCAGGATGAACTTGGTCTTCTGTATGATGTCAAAGAGGATCGTGTCGTATTCCCTGTCATGCATGATGGCAAGATGGTGGATGCTACCGGCAGGACGTTATCTAAACGAATACCTAAATGGAAAAGATATGGAAATAGTGGCTTGCCATATACACATGGTTGTGGTAAAGTCGCCGTAGTTGTTGAGGACTGTGTGAGTGCAGCCGTTGTTGGTTACGGTTCCTTTGTCGGGGTTGCGCTTCTTGGCACATCTCTCCAAGATACGCATAGAAGGTATCTCACACAGTTCTCGACAGCGGTAATTGCACTAGACCCCGACGCATTACCGAAGACATTACAGATGGCTAAAGAATTACGTGGACATGTGTCAGATGTTCGTGTATTGAAACTAGAAGATGACATTAAGTATCGTAACCCGACAGATATGGAGAAAATAAATGGAATTATCACTGATTAGAAGTTTGATGGACAGAGAGTTCTATGACGAACATCGTGGCGCACGTTGCCCTGATCGTCTGTTCAGCAAGGATGTACGAAAGATTAAGCAGACTATCGACACAGCAATGGATCGTTATGAGCGTACCGTTACACCTGATGAGATAGAGGCATTGTTCATGGCGAACAATCCTACAATGACAACAGCACAGAAGCAGGGGTATTCATCCCTGTTCAACAACATCAAGCGTGAGCAGCCAATGGGTGGCGACGTGGCACAAGAGGTATTATCTAAGCTATTTCAACAGGTTATTGGTGAGGACATCGCTAATCTGGGCTTTGATTATGTCAACGGTGACAAGTCTAGCCTTGAGCCTCTGCGTCAGATGCTGGAACAGTATGGTGATGACTTTACGCCCAACCTCAAGGTGGAGTGGGATGACATTGACATTGAGACATTGCTTGCACGTAATGATCTTGAAGCACGATGGACATTCAATATACCTAGTTTGGTACGTAAGGTTGAGGGTGTGAATGCCGGTCACTTGATTGAGATTGGCGCACGACCCAATACAGGCAAGACATCGTTTCATGCCAGCTTGATTGCCAGCCCCGGTGGCTTTGCTCATCAGGGTGCTAACTGTATTATCCTGTGTAACGAGGAAGGCTATCACCGTGTGGGTGCCAGATATTTGACAGCAGCTACAGGTATGACGATGCGGGATATCAAAGCAAATCCATCCAAAGCACGTGATCTATATGAGCCGGTCAAGAACCGTATCAAGATCAAGGATGCCACAGGCCGTGACATGGCATGGGTAGAGAGCATATGTAAGGCATACAAGCCCGACATTGTTCTGCTTGACATGGGTGACAAGTTTGCCAAGACAGGCGGCTTTGCACGTACAGATGAGGCACTGAAGGCTAATGCTGTACACGCCCGTATGATTGCCAAGCAGCATGAGTGTGCTGTATTCTACATGTCGCAGCTATCAGCAGAGGCAGAGGGTAAGATTGTACTCAACCAGAGTATGATGGAGGGTAGTCGTACAGGTAAGGCAGCAGAGGCTGACCTGATGATCCTGATTGCCAAGAACCCACCCGTGCAGGGGCAAGATGAAGAGGATATAGAACGCCATCTCAATATTGTGAAAAACAAGTTGACAGGGTGGCACGGTAGTGTACACTGCCAGTTGGAATATCAAACAGCGAGGTATACAGCATGAAGCTAACATTAGATGTAGAGAATACGACGACAGAACGCAACGGCAAGTTGCACCTAGACCCATTTGAGCCAGAGAACTCACTGACTATGGTGGGTATGCTGAGTGACCAACCGGCTATATTGCCCGATGGCACTAAGATAGATGATGAAACAATCGTGGTATTCGATCACGAGGAAGCATCTTCTCCTGACCAGCAGTCCTTTGACTTAGTGCAAAGCTATCTTGACCAAGCTACTATCATCATTGCACACAACGCAGCATACGATTTACTGTGGTTGTGGGAGTCAGGCTTCAAGTATGATGGCCCTGTCTTTGATACAATGCTTGGCGAGTATGTATTGCAGCGTGGTGTTAAAGAGCCTCTGTCTCTTGAGGCATGTGCTAACCGATATGATCTTGACACAAAGAAGCAAGACACATTGAAAGAGTATTTCAAGAAGGGCTACAGCACACGCACTATTCCTATTGATGAATTGTCACAGTATCTATCTGCTGATCTACATGCTACACAGCAACTAGCTGATAAGCTGATGCTACAATTGCAATCATCCAGCAGCAACTTGATGGATACAGTCACGCTGACCAATCAGGTATGTGTAACACTGGCACGTATATATCAGCGTGGCTTCAAGGTTGACTTGAATGTGCTTGAGGATGTGCGTCAAGAGTTTGAACAAGAGAAGTGTCAACTTATTGACGACTTGCAATCTCATGTCCGTAAAGTTATGGGTGACACACCTATCAATCTCAATAGCCCAGAGCAGTTGTCTTGGGTAATATACGGACGCAAGGTTATAGATAAGCATGACTGGGCTACCATGATTGACCCATACATGCCTGACGATGAGTTCAGACATCTTATATCTACACGCACTCAACGACTATACCGCACGAAAGCTGTGCAGTGTAAGGAGTGTAATGGCAGTGGATATGTACGCAAGATCAAAAAGAATGGTGAGCCTTTTGCCAAGCCAAGCAAGTGTCCAGAGTGTCACACAGAAGGCTATCTGTTCAACCCTACAGATACACTGGCTGGCTTCAAGTTCAAGCCACCTACAGCTAAGTGGGCATCAGCTAATGGCTTCAGCACAAGCAAGAATAACTTGCAATTGCTAGAGGCGGGTGCTAAGTCTAAGGGTATGGATGATGCAGTTGAGTTCCTGTCTAAAGTCAGACGGCTCAGTGCTGTTGATACGTACCTGTCATCCTTTGTTGATGGCATCAAGAACTATACGAAGCAGGATGGTATGCTACATGTCAGCTTACTACAGCACCGCACATCGACAGGTCGTTTGTCTGGTGCTAATCCTAATATGCAGAACATGCCACGTGGCGGCACGTTTCCTGTAAAGAAAGTATTTGTGTCACGATGGGATGGTGGTAAGATACTTGAGGCTGACTTCGCACAGCTAGAGTTTCGTGCTGCCGCATATTTATCACAGGATGGAGTAGCCATTGAAGAAGTTTCTACTGGGTTTGATGTACACGCATACACCGCTAAGATTATTACCGATGCTGGTCAGCCTACGAGCCGACAGGATGCGAAGGCGCATACTTTCGCGCCGTTATATGGCGCATCAGGATATGGTCGCACAAAAGCAGAAGCAGCGTACTACGAACACTTCAACGACAAGTATTCCGGCGTGGCAGCATGGCATGCCAAGTTGGCTACGGAAGCTATCACGACACAGAAAATTGTAACACCATCTGGACGTGAGTTTTCATTTCCTGATGTAGAAAGAAAGTACAATGGTCGTGTATCACACTTCACACAGATAAAAAACTACCCCGTACAATCTTTTGCTACGGCAGACATTGTACCAATTGCCTTGCTTCACATTGATAAACTGCTTGACACGATGAAGTCTTGTGTGGTAAACACAGTGCATGATTCGATTGTTATTGATGTTCATCCTGATGAAGAGAAGGCTGTGCTTGAAGCAATCAACACCACTAACAGGGAGTTGCCAAATTTAATTACCAGCAGATGGGGAATAGAATTTAATGTTCCCTTGTTACTAGAGTCAAAAATAGGACCAAATTGGCTTGACACTAAGGACGTAATTTGATATAACTACGGTTCTAAACGCTAAAGAAAGGAGAATTGTATGACACAATTGACAACAGTAGATACGAATAACTATGCCGCTATGGCGAAAGCTATGGGCATTGCACATGAGAAGACCTCATCATCTTCTAGTTCGCTTGCTCGTCTACGCATCAGTCACGCACCTATCATGGGTACGGCTGAAGTAAATGGTAAGAAAGTGAACGTAGAAGTGGTAGAAGGTGGCGCATACAAGCTAGAAATTCCTGACGGACCTACGCACTACGCTACATCTATCAAGATGCGTCCTTTCATGCAACGATTCATGCACAAGCGTTTCGTACAGGGTGATGCAAAGAACCCTAATCGTTACGTGAAAAGCGTGATGGCTGACACACTGGACATTGATCTCAAGGACAATGACGGTGGGTTCAACTGTGGTAAACCCGCAGGATACATCAAAGACTTTAAGGCACTCCCGCAATCACAGCAAGACCTGCTCAAGCAGATCAAGCGTGTACGTGCTGTCTTTGGTGAGGTAGAGTTGGTAAACCCAATGAACGAGAATGGTGAGCCTGTTGAGGTAGCACCTACCCCATTCATCTGGGAGATTGATAACCGTGATGCCTTCAAGGAGATCGGTGCCAGCTTTACTACATTGGCAAAGATGCAACGCTTGCCCATCCAGCACATTATCACTGCGAATACCAGTGAGCGTAAGATTCCAACAGGGGCATCATACTTTGTGCCTGTGGCATCGCTGGATGTTTCTACAACCATTGAGTTGACTGAGCAGGACCAAGCCTTGTTTGGTGACTTCATGTCTTGGATTGATAATTACAATAACTACATCATCAATGCATGGGCAGAGAAGGCTAACTCTAAAATGGAAGATGACGATGTTAACGTGGTCGATGATCTTGTTGACATTGAAGTCGAAGATGAGGTAGCATAATGCATCACCCTGCTGAACTAGCACTCCATCAATATATGGAGGATGCAGTCAAAGGCAAAACACAAATGTCAGAAGAGACAATAGAACAAGTTTCTTCTGACATTGCCGAAGCACTGCATAAGCAGTTTGGCAGTGGTAAAAAGAGGGGCGACTTTAAATTACGTATGTCAAACGTAGGTCGCCCCACTTGCCAACTCTGGTACGAGAAGAATAAACCAGAGGTAGCTTTACCATTGCCTACAACATTCGTAATGAATATGATGCTGGGTGATATTGTTGAGGCTGTATTTAAAGGCTTATTGAAAGAGGCAGGAGTAAAGTATGAAGAACCTGAACATGTCACTCTTGAATTGGATGGCACATCCGTTAACGGAACATATGATATTGTTGTTAATGGGGCTGTGGATGATGTTAAGTCAGCATCTGATTGGTCCTATCGTAACAAGTTTGAGTCATATGAAAAGCTGGCTGATGGGGATGGGTTTGGTTATATAGGACAGCTTGCTGGTTATGCCAAAGCATCTGGTAAGGATGTTGGCGGATGGTGGGTTGTAAATAAAGCCAATGGAAAATTCAAGTATCTTCCTGCATCTGGGCTTGACTTAGATACAGAAATAGATAAAATACAAAAGACAGCAGACACAGTAAAGGAGAACAAATTTGAAAGGTGTTTTCAACCAGTACCAGAGAAGTTTAGAGGTAAGGAGACGGGCAACAAAGTACTTAATGATGGGTGTAAGTTTTGTGCTTATCGTTTTGATTGCTGGGATGATTTGAAAGAACATCCTGCAGTAATGTCACAGGCTAAAGTGCCGCCTATCGTAGCTTATATTGGAGACATCGTTGTACCATAAAGCATGGAGAGCAGCACGTAAATATGGGTATCGTAGTGGGCTAGAATTAACCATTGCAGAAAAGTTAAAAGCTGAAAAGATCAGGTTTAGATATGAAGCTATTAAAATCGAATGGGAAGACCTAGCCTACCGTACCTATACCCCCGACTATATTTTAAAGAATGGTATTATAGTTGAGGTCAAGGGCCGGTTTATGGCAGCAGACAGACGCAAACACATACAGATAAAAAAACAACATCCAGAACTTGACATTCGCTTTGTGTTTGAGAATAGTAGAAGCAAGATACGTAAGGGAGCCAAGACAACATACGGAGATTGGTGCATTAAGAATGGATTTAGATACTATGATCGCATCATCCCCGAAGATTGGCTAAAAGAAAAAGGGAAGGACAAGCATCCAGATTTTATATGCCACCCTAATTCAACAGTGAAGAGGAGAAAGAAAAAATGAACAAAGATGAATTACTAGACAATTTTAACAACGAAGACTTTGTAATTCGTATTCGGCCCTTTGCTGATGATGATGGTCAGTGGAGTGGTGAGTTGGATATATCCATCATAGCATTCCCCGAAAATCCACTTGATGATGAGGACTATGGAAACATCATGCACTTTACTAAGATGATGTGTGCTACCGTTCCTATTATGGAACAGGAAGAAACCATCCGTAATATAATGCATGAGTATGTTCTTAAAGTTCTTGACAACGAGATGGAGATTGATGTAGAACTAGAGGAAGAGATGGGCGTTGAGAAAACATATGACGGCAACGTGGTTCATCTTAACTTCAACACTAAGACAGGGGGTACTGCATGAGACATGAAGAGTACATGAAACAAAAACTAGCTGAAGACGAGGAGAAACTTATGGATGACTTTTACATGAAGAATACAGATATGGTCAACAGTCCACCCCACTACAATCAAACGGGTATCGAATGTATACATGCTATTTCTGCGGCTACAAATACAGGCTTTAAATATTACCTACAAGGTAACATACTAAAGTATCTCTGGAGATTTGACTACAAGGATAAGCCTCTTGAAGATTTACAAAAAGCTAAATGGTATTTAGATAAGTTGATTGAAGAGGTGATGGCAAATGGTGAGAGTTAAACTATTCATCACGCTAGACATAGATGAAGAGGAATACCCTATACCTGCAGACGGGCAGGTAGGAGAAGAAATAGAAGATGGCATCCGCGAATACTTTTATGATGTAGAGGGTGCGGACATTAGAACAATGAGAACTATAACGGAGTGAGATATGAATAATTATTTACCAACAGACTATCAGAACTTCATTGCTCTTTCACGGTACGCCCGATGGAAAGAGGATGAGCAGCGTCGTGAGACATGGGGAGAGACAGTCGCACGATACTTTGATTACATGACACAGCATCTCAAGAGCAAGCAC